GACTCCTCTCGTAATGGGAGGTGTCAGGGCTCAGGTGGTTAAGACTTTCGGTTATTTTATTGATCAAAAGCTTAAGGCTATTAATGGTTTGTTCATGGGAAACCATGGACGCGGTATCATCAAGTATCTGTTGAAGATACTTGATGTAATCCGCCCCCACAAAACTAGAAGTGATGTTTACCTTGTTGTTGCATTTGCTTTTTGAGCTGTACGCCTCTGTCAGTCTCAAGGAATGAAGGGTTTGGTGATGCACTTAAAAGTCTGCCAAGTTCTTGTCCAACAGGCTGTTGGTGGTTACAGGGTCCCTGATTTAGGTCCTCTTTCTCGTCGGGTTAACCGGTCGAGAGGGGGGTTTCCTAGAATCATACCAACGACTCAACGTATGTTGCTTCGTCAGCGTGATGCCCATGCAATCAAACTATGACTTTCTTTATTCGGTGTTTACCGTATATTGGAGTTCGTAGGCCATGTAAGTACTGCTACCATCACCGCCCCCGGGAAAGATATTTCTCCGGAGTGGCTGATGGAGTGGGAAGGTTTCGTTTCAAAATCTTTTATGCCTGCTTTCATCGGTTTTTCCGACAAGCAGACGTATGAGAAGATTCGGAAAACTCTTCCACTGCCTTCTCCCTTTCCGATTCAGAAAGGTGGTCCTACGACTCAGTGAGCCTCGAAAACCAGTGAAGGACCTGATGCTTCTAACACTGAAGCACAGGGATCCTCCTCGCTGGTTGCTCTTGCTCTCGCTGCGTACCTATGACTTGCTCCCGATTTCTCTCTCTGAGGGGTTTTGGTGGAGTACCTGGAGATTGTCTCTGGGCGCTCCTACCTTAACCGTATCAGGTGAGCCGGGACTGAGTTATTCAATCGTCTTCCAGGTGCTCAGAAATTTAATTTTATTTCTATGTCGCCGGGGACGCTAGGAAAACTAGGAATCAAGGAAGAAGCTGCTGGAAAAATGAGAGTTTTTGCAATGGTGGATGCATGGACCCATTGGGTCTTGCGTCCCCTTCATGATGCTATCTTCTCTTTACTTAGATCGGTCCCACAAGATGGGACTTTCGATCAGCCTCGCCCTGCTGAGGCTCTAAAGAACCGACTCACACGTCGTCTCTTAAACAAGAGACCGGTGTGAGTCTATTCTATTGACTTAACAGCGGCGACTGATCGTTTACCTATTCGAATTCAGGTTCCCCTGATATCTGAGATTTACTCTCTCTTTGGCTTCGGCTTTTGGAGAGATGTCTCTGGTAGATTGGGTTACCTTTGATCTCGTTTATTGGTCGATCGCGATTATGTTATTCATTGGGAGGATCCTCCCAGACGGGTAAAAGCCCCGAGGGTTATCTTGTCCAATGTTAAGATTATTAAGGGTGAGGATAGATGGATTACTGAGGAGTCGCAAGAGGTAGTTCGTTATGCTGTTGGGCAGCCTATGGGTGCCCTTAGCTCGTGAGCTAGCCTTGCCATTACTCATCATGCTATCGTTCAATATGCCTTCTTTCGTGTTCAAAAATCCAAATGTCGCCCTTATCATTGATTCAAGGACTACGCTATCCTTGGTGATGATATTGTTATCGGTGATAGACCCGTCGCCTTGGAGTATCTTAAGATATTAGATACTCTGGGTGTCGGGGCTGGTCTGGCTAAGAGCCTTGTTAGCCGTAACAGGGTTGTGATGGAGTTTGCGAAGAAATTCTGAGCTCCTGAACGTGTTGATCAGATCAGTTTAAAAGAACTTGTAGCGTG